GGAAATGATTGATAAGGTCAAGGCTCTTGCTGCACAGAACAGAGCTGCCAAGACCGCAGAGGACAAGGCTGAGGTTCGCCGTCAGATGGATGCACTCAAGGAGTCAGACCCTAAAGCTTTCGCTGTGGCTGTGGGATACATGGCTAAGAAGACGGAGGAGAGAGTCAAGGAACTGACCATGGCGGAGAAATTCGGAGAAGTGACAAGCATGCTTTCCATGGCATACATCGCCAAGGCTTACTTTGGCAAGTCTCGCTCTTGGCTCGCACACAAGATGAATGGCGACACCATCAATGGCAAGACGGCAGCTTTCACCAACGAAGAGCTTGTCACCCTCAGAAATGCATTGCAGGATATGTCACAGAAATTTAGCTCGCTGAGCCTAACCATATAGGCTTATGTCTTAACACACCGCCCCCGATGAGAGCTACATCGGGGGCTTTTACTAATAACTGATGGATGTTCTGAATCTTGATGATACCAAGGCTGGAGCACTCTTTCTGCTTCGCCAATTGGTCAAAGGTGATAATACGAGTATAGAACTCAGAAATAGCATGATTCGAGCAGACGTGGATGACAGCTATTTCAAGTTTATCATTGAGGGACTTAGCGAGGCGTGCTACATCGAGGAGTCCTTCAGCATGTGGCGGATAACTCCCAAAGGGGTGCGATATCTGCAGGAATATGAGAGACGACTGAATGTTGGCTCGGATTGGTCGATAGAGGGCATTTCTTCTGCTCAGGAAAAACAAGAGGCTGAGAAGATAAACGACCGAAGGTGGAATAGAAAAATGACAGTTATTGCGATTGTTATTGGCCTATTATCCTTAATAGTAGCTTGCATAAGCCCTTTGGTAGAGAGGGGATGGCAAGCCATATTATCGCTATTCCTTGGAGAATAGATATGATGTAGAGGGTCTTGATACGGCTCTCTATATCTTTTTTATAAGATTCTTTTCTTTCCATACCTTATTATATTAATGAATTCATCCGCAAAATTAATCATTTTTCCACCAATTCGCAAAATTTTCCTTAAAAAGCTTGGCACTTCCACTTTTTCTCCTTTGTTTTAGGATTATTTTCCTGAAAACTTAGGAAAACATTTGCTCGTTTCAGAAAATAATACTACCTTTGCCCATAGAAATACAAATGAGTCAGACACGGGCAGAGCAGGGCTTGTGAGTGGCTATTTAAGATATACAGCTGTGACCGACCTGTGCTGAAGGACTGCTCTCCCGATGCACAGGTCATTTTTTATTTATGGTTTACTCCGACAGACAGATGAGAGTAGCTGATGCTACAATTAAGCAACTTTTGGCAAATGAGACTTCAATGACCAGAGATTCGATGTTAGCCTATGTTGATGAGTTGTCTGATGACAGGGTTGTTGCCAATGATGTGGTGACTATGTTGGAGATTGATGGCTTGATAGTTTATACAGGAGATTACGATTGGAGGGTTCAGCTTACAGACAAGGGATGCAAGGCTGCACAAATGGGGTTGCTTAGATACCTTAAGCGACAAAAACTAATAGAGAAGATGAAGGAGTATAAACTGTTCATGGGGATAGCCAGTGCTATAGTCTCTTTTGTGTCAATGTTGATAACGCTTGCTCTTACAATTTACAATGCTGTAAAATCATAAGGGCACATGCTACAACAGATACGATGGCGCAAACGGCATTAATCAGTATGATTAGAATGTCGTAAAATAATTCTTTTCTTTCCATACCTTATTATATTAATGAATTCACCTGCAAAATTAACCTTTTCCCATCAAAAACACAACTTTTTCCAAAAAATATTTGCCAGTTCCAAATATTCTCCTTATCTTGCCGATGATATTGATTCTAAACAGAAATAAAATGAAAAAGTTTTTTATGATTATGGCCATTTCGTTGATGACCATTGGCGCTAAAGCGCAGAGTGTTGTCCCTACTGAGGACGGCAAGTATCCAGTTTATTGCGACCTCAAAGCTTACAACTTTTGGGGTGTCGGCAAGGTTAAGGTCATTCTTGATATGGGAGCTGTCACTGATGGAGGCGGTTCCTTTGAGAGTTTATTTGGCGAAGATGGCAAACAGATCAAGTTCAATACAGTCATGGCAGCCGTTAACTATATGGCTAAGAGAGGATGGAAACTTGACAAGACATATTATATAACAGAGGGTGTGGGCAAGGCAGTCCTGCATTATGTGCTTGTAAAGAACATTAAGAGTGATGATGAAATTCGAGAGGGCATAATAACTAAGCCTGAAGAATAAAAAGAGAATTAACATCAGTTTTTTGAAAAAATTGAGCGGGAAATGAAAATTTCCCGCTTTTTTCTTGCCAGTTCCAAATATTCTCCTTATCTTTGCCAACGCTTATAAGAAGATTGTAATCAATCCGGCTGGGTGACCGTTATCGCCTATGGCTTCTTAGCCGCAGGCTTTTTTTATGCCTCGGGAATTCATTTCCCTAACTGGAGAAAAATATTTTCCCAACTGGGGAAAAAGAAAAACTCTATATGGCGGCTGCATGAACCGTAAGATTTGAAATATCCATCCGGATGAGTCATCTTCTTATAAGCAACGGGGAATGCAGCCGCCACCCTTTTATACAATCGGCTGTTAATGCTTATAAGAAGATGCAATATGCAGAATTCTATTTTGATTCAGGATGCGATACAGGCCAAGCCTGCAGGCATCCCAGTGAACGAGGGGCTCAAGACCCTCAAGTGTGCAACCAAGCGCGAGCTCAAGCGACTCAGCAAGACCAAGAGCGAGACTTTCAGCATCCTCTGCGATGAGGAGGTGACCTATGGCGAGGTGGTCATAGCCATGCTCGGTATCGTGGCGCTCATGGCCATCGTGGCAGTCAGCGGATACTTTTTCGGAGGGGAGGTGATGTGATGAAAGACAATAATTCAAACAACATAGAGTTGCAGACCGACAACCCCATCACCGAGAAGTTTCATGAGCTTCTTGCTGCCAACACGAAAAAACTGAATGATCTTCGCTTAGAATACGCTCAGCGAATGGCCGACGCACAGGATGACTATGATAAAGCCATAGATTCAGTTACCAAAGATGAACATCTTGAAAATGATGTGCTTCATAAAGCAAGAAAAGAGTATGAGAAAGCCCGTAAGGTGTACGAGCTTAATATTCGCAGTCTGAAAAAAGACCGCAACAATGCAGTCCGCAAATACGGTTTGGCCAAGGCTTCTGCCAAGAACTACTGGGCTACCGAGAACGAGAAAATCCAGATCGAGCGCCACAACATCTTCGAGCGCTTTAGAGATTCGCGTGAGGTGTTTACGGATGATGAAGCAGTCAAAGGACTCCTGCACCCAGGTTGGACCAAAGACGACAAGAAAGGAGGGATGAGCGATGAAGAAATGTAGAAGCAACAGCAGACGCATAGCCAAGCTGCCAGCCAAGGCCATCAAGTATTGCCAGTTCTTTGCTATTGAAGGCAGACAAATGAATGCCGGTAAGGTAGAACTTAAATTTTATAGAGGCAACAATGTTGTCGCATCAGTCGCATTCCTCGATGACGCACCACACAAGCAGACTATAATCCGATGGATTGATCATCGCTACTATGCTCTTCGATATGGAGCTAAAGAGGCTAAGCTGTTCAATATGACTTTAGCCAAGTGGAAATCTATAAACTATAATTTGGCATGAACGAGTGCAAGCCAATAAGTAACAATATCGATTATGGATGAAAATATATTATTTGACTTGTTTGGTATAACTGATATTATGGACTTGCCGGCGGCGGTAAGCCGTCTTCTGTTCTCGGACAAAGAAAAGCGAGACGCAGTTTACCGCCGCTTAATCGAGCTTAATGAGTACGATATGTCGTATGATTGGTTTCAGACTATATATGAAAAGGAAATGGCTCAGAGGAAGAAAAACAAACAAGACTTTACACCGTGCGAAGTCACTACCATAGTTAGCCGAATTGCACTTAGCGGAACCCACGGTTCCATTCATGAACCTACCGCCGGCACGGGGTCTCTTGTGATATCCTCATGGTGGGATAGGTGTCGAAGAAGACTGCCATGGGAATATTTCCCAAGTGAGAATATGGTAACTTGTTGGGAGTTGTCGGACAGGGCAATACCTTTGCTTCTGCTAAATATGAGCATACGAGGCATGATGGGGTATGTCTATCACGGCGATGTGCTTGAGGGGAAAATATTCCAGAAATACATACTGCTCAATAAGTCAGATGACGGACTGGGATTTTCCGATGTGTTTAAGGTAGCCCCAAATGATACAATCCGAGGGGACTAACAAATAATAAAATAAGAACTATAATGCACAATGAAAATAAAGGAAATTGCAGAGGCGTGGTATGACGACCACCGCCAATATGTAAAAGAATCGACATCCTCTGCTTATGCTTTAATCCTCAATAATCACATCATTCCATATTTCGGGGAAAGCGAAAACATAACAGAGGAAGACTTGCAGAAATTCGTCAACGATAGAATATCGGGCGGGGCGGGGATAAGATCTGTGCGAGACATAATTAGCGTCATCAAGATGCTGCTGAGATTCGGAGCAAAGAAAAAATGGTGCGAGCCACCGACTGACTGGAAGATGATCTATCCTGCAAGAACCAGGGATAGCCAACGGGTTGAAACATGGAGTCCCGTACACCAGAAGAAGATGATAGAGTATCTCAAAAAGAATTTCACTTTCCACAACCTGGGTCTGCTTATTGTAATGGAGACGGGGATGAGAATTGGTGAAATTTCAGGTCTCCAATGGGGCGATATCGATGTTCAGAACAAAACCTTACATGTTCAGAGAACGGTAGAACGAGTTGCCGTTTATGATGGACTGAACGGCAAGAAGGGGACGAAGGTAAGGGTAGGCAGCACGAAAACCATCAACTCCAACAGGGAAATTCCTTTGAGCAAAGATATTCTCATGTTTGTACGCCCACTCTCCAAGATATGTGTACCGAGCAATTATGTCGTGAGCAACGATGCGTCTCCAGCGGAGCCAAGGCTAATCCGCAATTGTTTCAACCGCTTATGCAAGGAATTAAAGTTGCCCCGCATAAAATTTCATGGTCTGCGCCATACCTTTGCCACGAGCCTCATTGCTTCTAAATGCGACATAAAGACCGTCAGTTCTATACTCGGCCATGCCGATGTGAGCATAACGCTCGACTTGTATGTACACCCGAACAACGAGCAGAAGAGTAGAGCCATCGACACTATGCTCAGGCGTGTCAGTAAAAGCGAGGAAGAGGCAGACTTTGACATCTCGCAAATCGATTCAAAGACGTAACCATGGTAATGGTTTCTTCCTGTCATTTTATGGGCGTGGCAGAAACCTTACCTTTGCAATATATTAAAAGTTAGAAAAGAAAAAAACAAAAAGAGGAGGAATAAGCTATGAACAATAATGAAATAAATCTGCACATGACTGCAGAAGTATGGAACGCAATAGTAGAAAGGAGGGATGAGCGATGAAGAAAAGGAAGAATAAACAGCATGGCATCTATTCTCTCGACTCAAGACGCAGACGCATTCATCTGCGTCTTGTGGAGAGATACTGGGAGCTTGACCGTGATTTCGTTGACCTGTGGGGGCTCAAGGAGCGGGCTGTGATAGAGTTGAAGCTTTGCCGTCGCGACAGAGTGAGAGACACGCAGAGAAACATCGTGCAGCGCTTGGAGCGAGAGCTGACCAGCATCTCACGCCAGCGAGACAAATATAGTCGGTGGGCATCATGCATCTATTACTGGATGATGATCCACGACCATGCAGCAGAGAGAGTGGCGCTGCGTCATCAATGTGATGAGGCAGCAGAAGAGTTACAAACCATTAATTTCGTATAATTATGCCAAAGACAGATAATTCACAATCAAGAATAATGCTGGATGCTTATTTCAAATTTCGTTCTCCACTTCCATCAAAGGACGAGGATGGGCGACCATACAAGAAGTCTTTCAAGACGACAGAGGATATAGCCGCAGACTTGGCTACCATGGTGGTCGTCGACTTCTCCGACATTGTCACATATATGCGAGAGCATGAATATGTGGTCGCAACGCAGCCAGATGGCACGATAGCATGGGCTATCTGGGAAAAAATCGTGGACATTTGATGATTTTCCCATAATAATAGTTGTTTTCTTTGATTTTTTTGCTACTTTTGTGGCAACTTAAAATTTTTGAATGATGAGCGGAGAGCGACGCTCACGCGCCACTCTCCGTATTTTTATGTCCATACCCTCCATATTATCTTTGCATCAAAAAAGATAATATGACCATCAAATCAGCTCCGTCGGGCACATGTTTCCTTGAGAACATCCGTGACCTCGACATCCTCACATCTATGAGCCGTGTGCTCGTCACTATCAAAATAGGCGATTCCACCGTCTATGATGAGTTCCTCTATCCTGCCGATGGAGAGATACAGCTGTCGGACCTCGCAGACATCTATCGGCCTTATGCCAGACAGCAGCTCATCGTTGACTCTGTCATCACCATCACGGAGCAGAAAGTCTCTACAGGTGTAGAGACCGATGAGGTGACGCAGAGCGACAAGAAGACTATCAATCTCCGTGTCCTCTATGCCACCGTGGATATTCCAGATATCGACTGCCAGGAGTTCACGGACACGCATTTTCTCACCCTGCTGCAGGATGCCAAGACAACCTCACTTGGCAGACTGGAATATCTGCATTATCTCGTCACCGACGCAGCCTCCGTCACGGCATACTTCACCGACGGCACCAAGCAGCTCTTCACAGCAGAGGTGGTGGGTGGCAATGCCAAATACACCACCATCGACGTCTCACCTTCCAAGTTCTCGGTCAGAGACAAGGTGCTGTCATACTTTGACGTCAAGGCAGGGGAGCGCCTTCAGACGTTCATCATCGACCAGGAACAGCCCGACTGCGCTCCGATACTCCTCTTCAGCAACTCCTTCGGGTGCCAGGAACTCATCTATTGCACGGGCAAGCATGAGGTGGCACCAGAATACACCCGTGACTCAGCCGTCATCGGAGGCAAGACCATCAACTACCGCATCACAGAGAAGCGCATCTTCAAGGCAGACACAGGACCGCTGACAACAGCCATGGCCAACTGGGCTGACGACCTCTTCCGTTCCGATGAGGTCTATATCGTCAATATCTATGGTGGAGAGGCTGCCGTCGGCAAGCAGGTCACCATTTCCGACTCCAAGAGCGACAATGACAACCTGCTCGAGACCATTCCTCGCTTCACCTTCAGCTATGCTTACTCGCAGCGCCAGCACAATGTCCTGGACATGCACCGTGCAGGTCGCATATTCGACAACACATTTGACAACACATTCAACTGATGAAGAGAGCAGCTTTCCATATCAATGAGGTTCTGAAGATGATGGACAAGGCCAAGGACGACCATGCCACCATCAGGCTTCGGGCATGGACCACCGACGGCAGAACCGTCAATTATGACGGATGGCTCGTGTCGGGTGGCAGCTGGCGTGGAGGCTTCCACCGCCTCATGCATCCAGCCACAGGCGAGGTGCATACTCTGCCCGACGTTTTTATTTATGAATTTTTAGGTTTACCAGTATATCTATGAGCAAACAGAAATATTCCATGCAGCAGGTCGGAATGCTTGGTGACAGTGAGCGATATATGCTCATGCCGACCACTGCGGTTGGAGGTTCTACCACCAACCAGGCTGCTATCGAGCAGCAGTATGGCACAGACACCCATTTCCTCGGATCTGGCGAGGTGGGTGATGCCGTCTATTCGCCTATCACCGTCAATGGACGAGACTATGAGTATATCAACTATGGCGATGACAACAACATGCCTTATGAGCTGCAGCGACTGCTGCGCATGAATATGATTGCGCAGCGGGCCCAGGCATTCAACGTGCAATGCTGTTATGGCCAGGGAGTCCGTTTCGTTGATCGTGCGACAGGCAAGGACACCGATGATGCTGAGATCCGTGCCTTCTGTCTGCGCAACAGCGTGCATGAGATATTCATGGAGCAGGCCACAGACATGAAGTTCTTCTTCTGGAACGTCACCGTCATCATCCTCTCACGTGACCACTCCAGGATACTGCAGATGCGGCACAAGGATGTGTCATACTGCCGTTTCGAGCGCCCCAACGAGAAGACTGGTCTCATCAATCACATCTTCTATGGCGACTTCCGCAATGCGATGTCACCCATCAAGGCAGAGGCCATCCCGCTGCTTGACATCAACGACCCGCTGGGCGACCTCTTGGCACGCATGGGCAAGGGACCAGACATCTATACAGGCGAGAAACATCCTACACCTAAGCTCGGCCATGACTGCAAGTTCGCCATCGTGTCGCGCATTCCTACTCCTGGTTATCAGTATTATCCGATACCTTACTATGCCGCCATGTTCGACGATGCGTGGTACGACATCTATCGGCTCATTGGCATTGGCAAGCGCTACATGATCAAGAACACCTCTGCACCTCGCATTCAGATAGAGATACACAAGGACTACTGGATGAACCTCTGCAACGAGGAGGGCATCATCGAACCTCAGAAGCGCAAGCAGCGCATCGATGAGGAGAAGCAGTCCATCATCGACTTTGTCTGCGGCACGGAGAATGCAGGCAAGGCTCTCATCACAGGATATTACTTCGACCCGAACGGCAAGGAGCAGCGCATGGTGCGCATCATCAACCTCAATGAGAGTGGAAAGAAGGAGGGTGGCGACTGGGCTGACGACATGTCGGAGGCTTCCAATGCGCTCTGTTTCTCACTTGGCGTGCATCCCAACTTGGTGGGTGCAACACCGGGCAAGAGCCAGATGAACAACTCGGGTTCCGACAAGCGCGAACTCTTCATCCTGAAGCAGTCGCTCGAGAAGCCTTGTCACGACATCATGGTCAAGCCATACCATGTCATCTTACATTACAACGGATGGAGCGAGCGTGGCATCACCGTCGACGTGCCGATGATAGAGCTGACAACACTCGATAAGAATAAGGACATGCAACAATCATCAGTTAAAAATAACGGCAATAACAATGAAGATGGAAATCAATAAACAGGATTTTGACGATGCCATCTTGGTGGCAACGTCATCCAATCCGGAGGTCTTCAATTTGGTGAGACCTCATTTCTCGACTACATATAACCGCATCAAGCGTTTTTGTCTCGGTGATATAGGTGCTGAATTCTTCGATGAAAACGAGGATTTTCAGACATTACTCAAGAGATGGGTCTGTCTTGAGACATTTATTACGGTGGTCCGCCACCTTGATCTTGTGCTCACTCCTACAGGTTTCGGTGTCGTGAGCAATGGTGAGGTCTCTCCAGCTTCGACCGTGAGAGTGGAAAATCTCATCGAGCAGGTGAAGCAGGCCAAGTTGGCAGCTGAAGAAGAGGTTGTGTTCGTACTCGTTGAGAATACCGAGGGCTGGGGATTAACCATGCAGGCAAAGCTCTGCATCCCATGCCTTGTATGGGGGTACAATGACTACATGCAAGAAGCCTCACTCACCAAGCTCAACTCAGCAGACTGGGATACTGCCCGCCAGAACATGCGTCTTGCTGATGAGATCCTGCGTCGTCTCTTCTCTAACGAGCAGATGGACGCGCTGCTCGATAAGTATCGCAGAGGCGTGTCTTGGACAGAGCCGGAGCAGAAAGCAGTCTGCCTGATTCGCAAATATCTCGTTGACTACAGCAATCCGAGCTGCTTCAAGCCAAATGACATGAAGCAGACGCTTGACAGGATTCAGATGGTTCTTGACGGAGATGCAGAGACATTCGCACTCTATCAGCAATCAGCAGAGTATGAAAGTAATCATTTCAAGCCTTATGAAAACAAACAATCAGCACCTGCCTTCATATTCAATTCATGACGGGCAGATAGAACTTAACATTACAGCGCCAAAGTCTTGGCGTGAGTTGTCGCAGGATGAGCTTCGCTATACGCTTTTCCTGCTGACCAGATTTCAGGAGCCATTGACGGTCAAGACATACCTGTTCTGCAGACTGGCTGGCATTGAGATCATCAAGCATACCCGCACAGGATGGAAGTGTTCTGTCCTGTGCCGGGTGGATGGCAAGTCAAGACCAAAGCGCAAAGTGATTTATCTGGAGACAGAGATAGTCCTATCTTTGCTCTCACAATTCGATTTTATCGATGGATTCGATAATTTTCAGCCTTTGCAGGCCATATCTGGCTTAAAAGCCGTCACTTCCATCCGAAAGATAACATTCCAGGATTACCTCTTTTCTGAGAAATATTATCAGCTGTACCTCATGCATAAGGAGGACAAGTTCCTTCAGCAGTTAGGATATCTTCTGTACAGGGATGAGGATGGCAAGCGTGATGACTCAGTGAATTTCACCGCAGAGGAGTTACTCGGAACTTTTTTATGGTACTCAGATTTCAAGCAAGTAGCTGCTGCCAATTTCCCTCACTTCTTCAAAAAGACGAAGGAGGGCGAAGAGCCGACCATGGAGGATATCACCATGGGCATACGTGCGCAGGTCAGAGCACTCACCGATGGCGACATCACCAAGCAGCAGGCAGTCTTTGAGACCGACTGTTGGGCAGCACTGACAGAGTTGGACGAGAAGGCTCGGGAGGCTGAGGAATACAATGAGAAAATGAAAAGCTTATGACAGACAAACAGTTCGATGCAATCGCATATTTCAAGCAGTTGACAGAGGAGAACAACACTTGCCGTCTGCATAATTTTGTCGCTACGACATGCAGCGGGCCAGACACCGTGCAGGGAGTGCTGCAGCAGTTCCGCACAGCATCCAACTTCGTGATGGTCTCTGATACCGTTGACTCCAATACCCACTCTGTGGGCGATGGCTTCTTCGACCGCAACGTGTTCACGGTCTGGATTCTCGCTTCATACAAGCGTGATGACATGGCAGACCGGGTGGAGAAACTGAATATCTGCAGATATATCTTCCGGCAGTTCCTCAGTCGTCTCCTTCATGACAAGGAGTATCAGAAGTTCGGTGACCAGCTGGAGTATCTCAATCTCAATCAGGTCTATTCAACAGAATTAGGGCGATACTCGATGAACGGCTGCACTGGCCTGTACTTCATGCTGACATCAGACGAGCCTACCGACTTACAATATGATGAGGGCTTATGGCAGAAGTGATAGACGAACTCCTCAAATACGAGAAAGGGTGGACGGACAACATGGGCGACTATTGGCGCGAGCGCATGGAGCGCTTGCGCACAATAGATACTGGTGCCCTCTATTCGTCCATCAAGGGCCACCTGGAGCAAGGCACAGTGACCACCATCGAGCATACTTTCCTGCAATACGGCATCTATGTGGCTGCAGGAGTTGGACCTGCACACGTCTGGAAAAAATGGACAGAAGCGCAGGGAGGTGAGAAAATCATGCGCCCAAATGATGGCGACCTTGACTTCCTCAACAAGCAGTATCGAGCAGAGAGGGAGTTGGATACTCCCAAAAAAGTGGGTCCTGCCTGGGGCGGTCGTGTCGCTGGTGGCGTGCCAAAAGGCAGACGTGACTGGTTCTCGGCTAAATACTATGCCTCTGTTATGAAGCTCAATGAGCATGAAGCAAGCTTCTATGGAGATGCATACAATGGACTCATGGCTTCTGCTTTGACAGAGATATTCAAGGGCATAGGCGCAGCTCGCAACCTTTGACTCATAATTATATACATCACATATTATCTTTGCATCAAAAATGGCAGATTTAGAAAAACAAAAAATTCAGCAAGACTTGGAGCAGATTCGTGACGAGCGTCGCAAGGCTGCCAACACTGCTGAGCGCATAGGCCAAGCGTTGCTTGAGTTGCTCCATTTCATAGAAGAGTCAGGAAAACGTTACCTCTCTCGAGAACATGATGACACGGCAGACGGGCTTATCACATTCAATAAAGGTCTTAACTGCTTAGGTGATATCTTGGCTACTGGCAAGGTAACGGTGCAGGATCTGGAAGTCTTGGGCAAGGCTTTGTTCCATGAACTCGAGATACGTAAGCTATCCTATGCAGGTGGAAATATATATCTGTCGGGCGCAGGAAGTAAGATAGAGCACGTGGAAGAGCAACGCTCTGCATCGGGTGCTGTGACAGGCTGGAAGTGTTATCTCCTTGCCGATGATGGCAGTACGGCGACACAAAACCTATGGCGCGTGAAGGATCAGGCACGTTGCCAGAGCTTCAATATCCTCGAAGGGAAACACGAGGGCGTGAGCAATAAGAGCTACTGGCGACTGGTAACAGATGTGAGCACTCAGCCTGTGACCATCACGGCTGCAGACGGTACGGTGCTGTATGGTGGAAGACTGTTTGACTGGGTGATATTGTCGGCAACCGACTGCATGGCGGGCAGCGACACGCCAACAGCTGGTGACACCATCGTGCTCGATGGCGCGAGAGAGGATGCAACACGCCAAGGTGTCCAGATGCTTGAGAGTACAGGCAATGGTACACCTCGTATAGTAGGACTGCGAGGCGTGAACTCATATACGCATGAGGGCAAGGAGGTATTCGTGCTTTCGCCAAACGGATCTAAGATAGTCAGCTCCTATATCGAATGGGTATCGAGCACTGGTGAAGCTATGCACATGGTGAACTACAGAGGCGAGTGGCAGAAGGGCGTGAGCTACGCCTATTATGACCAGGTAAGCCACGGCAACGGCGTGTGGCTGTGTACCAACGCCGAGGGCAGCACGAGTGAGCCTATGGCCGGGAGCGCTGACTGGCAGCTTGTGATGAGTGCGCAGAAGGGCGAGAAGGGCGAGGACGGTGTGGCTTATCAGATAATGATAACGAGCGATAAGGGCACGGTGATGATTAACGGTTCGGGCGAAATGACGCTGAAGGCAACGCTGCTACGCAATGGCGAGGACATAAGCGACACCGTGAGCAACAGCTCATGGTCGTGGTGGCGACAATCGGCTGATGCCGAAGATGATGCTGTATGGAATAAGCTGCATGAGGGGATTGGCCGGAACTGTCTTATCACACGTGACGACGTAGACAGACAAGCACAATTCGGATGTAGTGTGTGTGTATCAGATACAGAGACTATTAATAGTAACATATAATAATATAAAAACAAACAAACGATTATGGCAAAAGTATTAGCTAATGGTCAGATTACTATCGTTGACCTCAATGACGGCAAGGCCGTGCAGTGTTTCACACAATGCTCTAAGGGCGAGACTCAGATCTACACCCCCGATACGGGTGTGTACACTCCGAACTACTCGTCAAGTGAACCAAACGTGATAACAGCCCGTGTGTACGTGACGGGCAGTGCTACAGACCAGGCTCCGACCTCGGCTTGTACGGGATGGTCGTGGAAGGTGGACGGTGTGGCTGCCACTCCTGTGAGCGGCAAGCCGTATCAGCTTAACCTCGCCAGCAACATCGACAAGAACGGCAGCGTGAAGAACATCGAGTGGTCGTGCAAATACACAGACCCGGAGACAAAGGCTACGACTACGTGTATCGGCTACAAGACCATTTCGCTGGCCAAGAGTGGCGGTGCGCTTCAGACGGTGCAGATTGAGACCCCCGACGGCAATACGTTCGACTCGACCAACAACAGCAAGAAGCTGCGTGCTATAGCCAAGTTCTTCCGTGGCAACGTGCAGGACACCACCATGACATCAATGACTTGGGAGGTGCTGAATATCAGTGCAGGAACATGGGACGCCGTGGCTTCGGGCAACGTGAGCACTTCGGGCGGCGTGAGCACTCTGAACGTGAGCGCCAACGACGTGCTTAACTTCCAGACTTTCCGCTGTACGGTGAAGGACGGTGCTGATACCGCCAGCGCTATCATCACGTTCTTCGATGCGAGCGACCCGTACGTGGTGGAGGTGTATTCGCTGACCGGCGACAAGATAGTGAACGGTGCGCAGTCGACGGAGCTTTACGCCCGACTCTGGAAAGACGGCAAGGTAGTGGAGGATGGTGCAGCGGTGAAGGCAGACAGCAACCATGCCTCGAACTACATCTACAAATGGACGAAGTACAATGCCAGCGGTGTAGCCACGAACTGGAACGGTACATCAAGTGCGGTGAATGCTTCGAACAAGCCTTACGTCACGGTGGCCAACGCTGACGTGGCAGTGAGAGGCACGTTTACTTGTGAGGTGTCTAAATAAGGGCACCTCACCCTTATTTTTTATTAATTAAAAAAATGAAAGAGTATGGCAGTATTATTGGCGAGGGGCCAGATAACGATAGCGGCGATAAAGGATGGTAAGGACGGTGCGCAGGGCAAGCCTGGCAAGGATGGTATCACATGGACGCTTACACCCGACATTCTTACGTACGACACGGACGATAGCGGAAAGGCCATCAATGTAGGGACAGGCAAGGCAACAACGCTAAGAGTACTGAGAGGCAACGAGGAGCTGACGAACTTCACGATAAAAGGCGTGAAGAACATGGTGAACTGCGTCGCATCGAGACTGAACAACACCAGCAGCTTCTACATATCCGCTATCACGGTGCAGAAAGTAACCCTCGGTACTGACACGATGGATGTATCTTGCACCAACGGCTCGTTTGACGTAGAGTTTGCTGTAGACGGTGTGACCTACACAGCCACAGCCAAGTTTGCTGTGAACGTTTCGGCTTTTACAGGCAGGATGACACTTAACAACAAGCAGTTTGAGACGAATATAACGTCCCTGCAAAACACGATGCAAGGTAAATTTGAGACCCTTGACTCTAAGATTACGCAGACAGCTAAGGATATAACATTAAGCGTGAGTCAGAAGCGAGCCGGGCGACGGAATCTGCTATACGGTACAGCCTTCCGCCAAGAAGGACTCATAGACAGCGATCCTTGTTTTCAGCCGACGATGACAGAAGGTGTCAACGGGATGAATGCGGTTAGATTCTGCGTAACAGCGAGCGACAGCTTTCAGTATAACGGACTATTCTGGCGAGGACAGTATGGTAACATCCCTGTAAAGAGGAACACAGACTACACCTTCTCGTGCTGGGTGAAGTGTGATAATCCTCATGCAATAGTAATCTCGGAGCGACATTCTATGTCGGACGCTACGACATACGTGAGAGGTGCTGTTATTCGTGTTTCAAAAGGAGAAGCGGAGTGGAGGAACGACGGCAACTGGCAACTCGTGACGAACACTTTCAACTCTGGTGATACAGACTTCGTTGAGGTTAATATCTTCTTGTATAACGCTGATGGCAATAGTAAGCCTACCATTGCGGCCAATGCCTGGTTCTGCATGCCGATGTTGGAGGAAGGAGACGAGTACACAGGCTGGACTCCTGCGGAAACGGACTACGACTATGTGGGCGGAAACCTTTTGGAGGACACGATGACACTGACCAGATCGTCTGACAACAGCAATCTTCAGTTTGCCAGCGGACTGATTATGTTTGGTAAATACGAAGGCTGCTACGGTATATTGTACAACAAAAACAACTCGGCAGAGTCTCAGTTCACAGAAGCCTTGCAATATAAATTTCCAACAACGGCTACCCTTTCTGGGCAGGCGAGAATAGTAAAGAATCAGGACTATGTGTTCTCCTTCGTTGCCAAGGGCAGCGGGAACATCAACGTTTATCTCTATGGAGACAGCGTTCATGCAAACGTATTTACAGAAACCTGCGAAGGAAACGTATATCCGGTCGGCTGGGCTGACGGATACACACAGCTCGCACTCACCTCGACCTATAAGCGGTACTGGGTGCATTGGCGAATAGAGAACTATACTGGCGAGGGAGCAGAGGTAATCCCAGACAAGGTGCTGATACGTGTTCCAGGCGATACTGAGGCTTGGGTGACAAAGCCGAAACTGGAGGAAGGCGCACAACTTACTGATTATACAGAACGGAAGACCGACCTCATCGACAGAGCCACAGCAAAGGCGGCAGGACTTGAGATTACGTCGAGCGGAGTAACTCTGTATGGCGAGAAAATCAAGGTGGAGAATACACTCTCTACCGGTCAGACAACGACAGCAGCGCTCTTTAAAGACGGAGCCATCAATGCGGCTCTGATACTGGCGCAGATGCTTACATCGCAAGGACACAACGGACAGATGGTAAGGATAGCCGATGGCCTTATCAATATCTACGGCAAGGCAGGAACTGCAAACATCCGCTTCGGTCTGAACAGTTCGGGACAGGCCGTGCTGTCATACTATGACGATAATGGGAACTTTCTCTACGACCTCGGCCCTGCTGGTGTCGCCTCGCTTAGCAAGACCGACGCGAAGATAACTTCTGCGCAATATATCAAAGCAGAGGATGCAGGACTGACGACTCCGCTCGGAGAGAATGTAGATCTTCCGTGGGTTGACACAACGAAGTCGTGGTACACGGCAACGAAGGACAACAACTACATTCTTTTCGTTAAGGGTGCGACGGGTAAAACGACAACCCTGTATCGTTACTCAGCACCAAGAGTGAACGGAAAGATAGTAGCCGACTCGGCCAACGGGTTGGGTACCTACGGCCTTGCGAGTGCAGCCGACGGAAGGACGTTTACGAGCCGCACAATGGTGAAGAATGGTGCGCTGACAAATCTTGCGGACGGCGTGTTCCTTACTGCGGATGCTAAAGCCTACGACAACACAAAGCTGGTGCCTTCCATCAAGAAGGGACAGAGCGTGACAAGGCCATCCTTCTATGTACAGATAGCTTCCTTTAACGCAAAGTTCACGACACTCGGATGGCTCGGAAAAATCTATTCAATACAGACAGAAATCACTTTCGGTAATCTTAACGCAGAAATAATGAGCAACAATAATTACTAAACGAATATGATAACATATAAGGAATTGTATGCTACGCCTTTGGAAACGAAGGTTGCGACATGGAAAAATAATGAGGTGCGTCTTGCTGTGAACGAACGAAAGACAGAAGACGGTGAGTATCTGTACGACTGCGTGTTGCTCGATATGAATACCGATGCGGAGCCTACTGAAGAACAGCTGACAGAGGCTCTGAGAAACAAGTGCATCGAGCAGATAACGGAGTACGATAAGAGCGCAGAGGTGAATACGTTTTATCTCAACGACAAGGCGTACTGGCTCGACTTCGAGACAAGAGACAGAGTGTATCAGGGGAACGAGCGACTGAGACGAATGGGGAGAACGGAAACGACCCTGTGGCTCGACGGCGAGTGCTATACCCTGCCTATTGACACAGCTCAAGACCTCATCAGTAAGATAGAAGTCTACGCCAAAGACTGCTACAATGTTACGCAGACCCATCTTGATAAGGTTGCGGAGTTACAGACGATAGACGCATTGATAGCTTATGATATTACGGCAGGTTATCCCGGAAAAGTACGACTAACAATTTAATTTTATAGCTATATGAAGAAAATCGTTAAAGGTAATGACTTCACACTGAAGATACCAGTGAAGTTCAAGCGCATACCTCTTGCGTTTGAGATAGTTTAACACAACTAAAATGAAAAGACTATGTATATACTGAGTGTTATTTTGTTTCTTCTCTTGGGAGGGTTTCTGCTTCTCGCAGCAATGCGCTTCGGCGTCCCTTCGATGGTAAGCGATGTATATTATCAGCTGCAGAACTGCACTGGTAGTGAGGTGATTGGTGATAAACGTAAGCGAAACTATGGATGGGTATTTACCGCTGTAATGGTTACGTGTGCGGTACTGATGATGGTGTGTATACTCGACACAGGTAAGGGCGTTCAATGTCTCGCCTTTATAGGGTGTGTGGGGTTAATGTTTGTAGGCTTCGCTCCTAATTACCTTGATAAAGATGATCACCCTATTCATAAGGTGGGCGCACTTGTGGCTGCGACAGGGTGTGTGGGCTGGTGTCTGTCGGCATGCTGGGTGCCAACGGTGATTCTTGCATTTATCTATCTGTTGCTTATTAATAATGCAGACGATGATGGTGAGTGTAAGCCTGTCTTATACATGGCAGAGGTGGCAGGATTCTTGGACGTGTTTTTGACTTACTGGGTAATAATCTGCGTTTGATGTACTCTAATGACATTGATTGGAGCAAATATCAATAGCTTATAGCTTTAGCGAAAAATTATAACCATATCTTGACGGCTTAATCGGTTTTATACTGGTTAAGCCGTATTTTTATGTCCTCATGTTTCATATTATCTTTGCATCAAAAAAGATAATATTATGCAGCAGCAAACTAAAGAAAGAATTCAATATGGCAGCGCCATGGTTGTCTTGGCTTTCGCCATAGCACTGGTCTATATCAGCTACTTCCTCTCAAAGGACGTGACTGAGAACGTCCTCTGGTATTTCGGGCAGAGCATCATGTATGTGGCATCCATTTTTGGCGTATCCATCGCTATGGATGTCAAATTCGATAAAATCAAGAAATTAATAAATCACAATAATAATGAAAAGAAAGATTAAGTACATTTTCGTTCATTGCACTGCAAGCCGACAAACCTGGTCTGTTGATGCCTTGCTCAAGGAATTCACCAACAAGGGATGGCACTATCCTGGATATCACTGGATTGTGGAAGCTAATGGCAAAGCGACGCAACTCATGACAGAGGATTTGCCATCGAATGGAGTCAAAGGATACAACCATGAGTCTATCAATGTCGCATATATGGGTGGCATCTCACGCTCAGGAAATCCTATCGACAACCGCACAGATGAGCAGAAAGCTACACTGCGCGAGCTTCTCACTGAGTTGAAGCAGAGATATCCTGAAGCTAAGATCTTAGGACATCGTGATATATCACCTGACCTTAACCATAACGGCAAGGTGGACATCTGGGAGCGCATCAAGGAGTGTCCATGCTTCGATGCTATACCAGAATATGCTGACATTAAATAAATGAGGAGATGACAGAGAAATTAGAAAAAAAACTGGCAGTTATTCTATCATTCCTGATGGTACTGCTGACGATATTCGCAAGTTTCCTAATCTTTGAAAGCCGTCAGAAGAAAGCGAATGAGGCTTTGAAAATGCAGCTTCACCAGCTTCAGCTGAAGTATTCGCCTATGCAGCGTGATACCATACGAGACTCAGTCAAACTCGTCACACAACAGGTGATGGTCATGGACAGAGGTGAATACAAACTGCTGGCAGCGGACAGGAAACTGCTCGAGGAGCTGAATTTGAAACTTCGGCAAGTTGTCTCTGATCAGAGAGTGTCCATGGTTACATCGGACACTGTGAAGACGAAAAGACTTAATTCTGTCTACTCATATAGTGACGCATGGCTTTCTCTGCGTCTTGATACAGCAGATTCTATCTTGACGTACAGAGCAAGAGACAGCCTTCAATGCATTGTTGCAAGGCAGTTTAAACATAAGTTTCTTTGGTGGAAGTGGGGAACGAAAGGTTATAATGTCAAGGTGCTGAACTTCAACCCACATTCTACATTATTATATAATAGCTATATACAAGTCAGCAAATAATGGCAAGACAGGAAGTATATACAACGATCGTCAAACTCAACTCTGAGGAGGCGAAAAACCGGCTCAAGGAGTTGGAGGACAAAATCGCTCGTCTCAAGAAAGCAAAGCAGGATGCTTTCTCGACGGGCGATTCCCGTTTAGGCACATCTCTCGCTAAGGACCTGAAGGCTGCTGAGCGAGAGATGAAGCAATTCAAAAACTCAACAATGAGCGTTAAAGAGACGCTCGATAATCTCTCTGATGCCAGCCTTGGTCAGCTTGAAAAGGCTGCACGGCATCTGAAGGGGCAGATGAAGGCTGTCTCTGACCCTGCAGATTATGCTAAGTTAGAAGAGCAGCTCTCTAAAGTCAAAGACCAGATGCTGCACCTGAAGGGGGCTACCAAACAGGCAGAGGCAGAAGCGCAGCGCATGACTCAGACACTCAACAATCTGCAGCACGCCTCAATTGATGATCTCAACTTCACAAGAGCAAAAATTCGCTCTAAGATGAACTCCATTGATCCTTCGTCAGATTCTTATGCTCAGTCTGCGGCCAAGTTGAAGCTCGTTGATGCAGAGCTTGAGCGCATCAGACTATCTGAGCAGAAGGTGGTCACACTCATGCAGCAGTATGACAATGAGATTGACAAGGCTAATGTGGATATCAAGGAGACCAAGCGTCAGATGCAGCTCGTCGATAATACGTTGGCGCATCTCAAGACTTCGTCAGTCCGTGACTTGGAATATTCCATGAAGGTTCTCAACCAGGAGATGAGAGGTCTTGACCGTGGATCTGAGGCATTCAAGCAGATGCAAATGCAGGCCAAGCAGTTGAAAACAGAGTTGGAGGCTGTTCGTGCTGAAGGACAGGCTCAACAATCATGGATTGGTAGGACTGCTGACTGGTTCAACCGCATGCAGGGTGTCATATTAGGTGCAATAGCTGCCGTTTCTGGATTGACATTCACAGTGAAAAGCTGCGTCGAGAAGTTCGCCTCCATGGATGAGGAGATGACCAATGTCCGCAAATATACAGGACAGACTGCAGATGAGGTGGAGCGTATGAACGAGGACTTCAAGAAAATGGATACACGAACTGCTCGCGAGAAACTCAACCAACTTGCTGGTGATGCAGGTCGATTGGGAATTACGGCAACTTCTCTCGTCGAAGAATTCGTTGATGGTGCTGATAAAATCAATGTCGCATTAGGCGATGACCTTGGCGATGAAGCAGTGTCGCAAATCGGTAAACTTGCTCAAATGTTTGGCGAGGACAAAACAAAAGGTTTGCGAGGTGCAATGCTCGCCACTGGTTCTGCAGTCAACGAGCTGGCTCAGAATTCTTCTGCATCTGCAGGCTATCTCGTTGACTTCACCGCCCGTGTGGCTGGTGTCGGCAAACAAGCTGGCTTCACTCAGGCGCAAATCATGGGTCTCGCCTCTGTCCTCGACCAGAACATGCAGCAGGATGAGACCGCTGCTACTGCCGTTCAGAACCTTCTCGCCAAGATGTTCCAGGACTCTGCCAAATTCGCCAAGATTGCAGGACTCAATGTCAAGGAGTTCTCAAAGACATTGAAGGAGGATGCAAATGGAGCACTCCTCCAGTTCCTGGCAGCACTGCGCTCCAAGGGTGGTTTTGCACAACTCGCACCTATGTTCGAGGAAATGAAGATGGATGGATCCAGAGCGACAGGTGTCCTCACCGTCCTCGCAGACAAGTTAGATGATATCAAGGCAGCTCAGGATCTTGCAACTAAATCATACGCTGAGGGAACATCTGTCATCAACGAGTTCAATACTCAGAATGAGAACGTCAAGGCGCAGCTCGACAAGGCTCAAAAGAAATTCCAGGATCTCGCGATAGTGTTGGGGCAGAAACTCTATCCTGCAGCACGATATTGTATATCTGCAGCTAATCTCGGTGTGCGGGCTCTCTCTACACTCGTTGACTTTGTAAGAGATTACTGGAAAGTTTTGGTTGTGTTGACTGCAGCGATTGTCACATACACGACCATATCCAAGGCTAAGCTAATAGCAGACAAAGCACAAATGCTATGGCTTAACATCATGATTCTGCGAGAGAAGGCGCATATCTTCCTTATGGGGCTCAAGACATCTGCTCTCAAGACCATGGCAATTGTTCAGATGGCACTCACTAAAGAAATCAAACTGACTACAGCTGCGCAGATGTTGTGGAACAAGGTGTTGTTGGCCAACCCGATTACAGCAGTGATTGCTGTTGTTGCCGGTCTGACAGCCGCCATTGTCACACTCTCTAAAGAGACGAGCACAGCAGAGCAGGCGCAACTTGACTTCAATGATGCAATTTCTGATGCTAACAAGCAGACTGCAGAAGAGGAAGCTGCAATCATGCGACTCGTGTCAGCCATTCAGTCTAACACTAATGCCGAGTCTGACCGCAAGGCTGCACTCGAAGAACTCAATGGAAAGCTGATGCGTGAGCATCTGGGCAACATTACAGAAGAGGCTGTTCGAACTGGCAAAGCTACGAGACAGATTCAATCATACATCGACATGATGAAGAAGAAAATCGTCATCGATGGCTTACAAAAAAAACTGGCAGAGTCTATCGCCAAGCAAGCAGAGGCCGAAGATCTGTTAGGTGAGGCTGATAACGACAGTAGAGGCTTCTGGAAGCGTTTTTGGGACCGCCTCAATCCTCTGGCTGGTGGAAAAACACAGAAGTTGAACTTCGCATCCGACCATAAAGACCTACTCCTTCAGAGTGTTGAGCGTGAAAAGCAATATCAGCAGAAACTCATCGACAAGATTAATCAACTGGAGTCACAGCATTTTGAGGTGAATGACCCAGAACCTTGGCGCAATAATGGCTTCAATGGCAAGGGAAATGATGGCACTGTTGTTAAGCAGCAGAGCACGTCAACATCACATCAGGAGTCAGAAAAGGAGCACAAAGCTCGGGAGAAGGCTGCGAAGGCAGCTGCAGCCGAGGCACGCAAGCGCCAGGCAGAAGCCAAGCGCAAGCAGAAGCAGGCTGCTGACTCCATAAAGGCTGAGACCAATCAGCTGCTCGCTGACAACGCCAAGGCTTATGCCGAGGGCAACAAGTCATACCAGCAGTTCCTCGATGACCGCCAGAACATACAAATCAAGGGTTTCGCCAAGCTGAAGCAACTATATGGTGCAGAGAGCAATGAGTATAAGCAGTTGCTTGACAATCAGGTCAATGTTGTTAAGCAACATGATGATGCTGTTATCAAAATGAATGAGCAGACCATTGAGCGCGAGCGTCTCCAGAAGGAAGCAAGCATTAAAGCACAGTATAATGATGCCAGTTCTGCAATATATCAGAATGACATTGCCCTCGATGAAGCTCTCTATCAGAATGAAGTCGATGCAATGAAGAGACGCCTGTCCCTTTACAATGAGGGCAGCGAGGAGTGGCTTGACCTCAAGGCAGAGATGGAGCAGGCATCTCTTGACCATCAGCTTCAGATGCAGGAGTCATATATGAACCAGCTGAAGGAGTTGCGTCAGCAGTTCGGCAAGCAGGATGTTCAGGCACAGGAAACCATGTATCTCAATGGTCTTGATAATCTCTACAAAAAGGGACTGATCAGGGAGGAAGAGTATCAGCAGATGAAGTTGGAGATAACCAAGCAGTTCGCTGCCCAGAGAGCGCAGATAGAGGCTGAGGATCATGGAGCAGGCTCTACGCAAGCCAAGATTGACTCCAAGACTTCAGAGATGGTCAATAGCGCAAAGGCAGCAGCCGGGGATGCTCAGTCAACTAATGGCAGTTTCGGAGGCTATTTCGTCTCACAGGTGCAGAACTACCAGAACGCCATGGAGAAGTTGAAGGAGCTCTATGGCTCCGATGAGCAGAACCATGCAGCCTACATGCAGGCTAAGGCGCAGGTAACATCAGACTTCCTCGATGGGATAGTGCAGAAAACACAGGTTGCATATAATGGCATCAGCAATATCATGTCAGCCGCATCAGCTTATTCGCAGGCATGCTCAGATCTGGAGCAGGCCAAAATCTCCAAAAACTACGAAAAGCAGATTGCTGCAGCAGGCAACAACTCCAAAAAGAAGAAAAGGCTTGAGGAGAAACGTGACAAGGAGTTGGCAGCAGCTAAAGCTAAAGCCAATAAAAAAGCGATGAAGATTGAGATAGCTCAGGCTATCGCCTCCACAGCCATGGCTGCCATCAACGCATATTCATCTGCTGCACGAGTTCCTTTCATCGGCTGGACCTTGGCACCAATAGCTGCTGGTATGGCCACTGCTGCTGGTCTGCTGCAGATAGCTACTATCAGAAAACAGCATCAGGCAGAAGCGGCAGGTTACTACTCGGGCGGTTATACAGGAGGCAGGCGATATCGCAGAGAGGCTGGTGTTGTTCACGAAGGAGAGTTCGTTGCCAACCATCAGGCCGTCAACAACTCATCCATTCGTCCTGCTTTCGACCTCATCGACAGAGCGCAGCGCTCTAATACTGTTGGCTCACTGACCGCTGATGATATCAGCAGAGCTCTCGGTTCTGGTGGCGGTGGAGCTGTCGTCACTCCTATTGTCAACGTCAGCAATGACAATAGTGAGGTGCGAGAGTCCCTCGATGGTGTGAACAACGCAATCAGTATTCTCAACCAGACTCTTGATGACGGATTGGAGATAGTTATGCCTATCGCTGGCCGTAGCGGACTGCACAGAAAACTGAAAGATTATGAACGATTATTAGACAACAAATAGTATGATAACATGCATTATCAATGGGCATAAAGCCTATCCTATATCCACATCATCCATCAAGGTGACATACGCCAACCAGTATGTTACCGATGATGGAGAATATACCTATGACATCACATTTCCGATGAATATCTTATCTAATAGAGAGATATTCAAGAATGTGTCAAGATTCGAAGTAAAGAAAAAACTCGCTAAATATGATGACTGCAAGCTATACTGCAATGGCTTGCTCATCATGAGTGGAGTGGGCACTGTACTATCTGTCAATCAGAAAGAAGTGAAGCTGCAGTTGCTCGGTGGTAAATCAAGGGTGAAGTATAATTCCAAATTCGACAAAAAGTTTATTGATGAGATGGATTTGGGCAGAGCACTGCATGGTAGCATGGGAGACCAGCTGGAGACAGTCAATGCAAAAGAGATTATGGGTCTGATGGCAGAGGTCAAAACATTTAATTTCTACGCAACATACAATCCATCTTATATGATAGGTATTCCTGGAATGTATGTTTACACACCTATTCGAGATGAGACCAACGATATGACAGCGAATATGACATTGGGAAAGAACAGAAAGAGATACATCACCAACTTGGCTGTCCATCCTAATTTAATTCATATATTGCATAATATTCTCAATATATGTGGATATAAGGTTGTTCGTGATGATTTCAATCAAAATCCATGGAATGGTCTATACATCGCTTCTGCCTATAAGTCGGATGAGTTTCGTCATGCCCTTCCACACTGGACAGCATATACTTTTTTGGAAGAGTTCCGCAAATTATTCAATGCGAGAATTTATTTCAACGAAGCTGAGCGCACGGTGAGCATCTTGAGAAGCTCAGAACTGCTCAATGCAGAGACTGTTGAAATGGTAGCATTGGATGAGTTCAGTGTAGATTATGATGAGGATGGCTCGCTCAACACGATTGACACTTCTAATGTTGAGTTCAACTTAGGTGAGTCTGAAGAGAGGGATAATTATGAGGTGATACCACAGAAAGTGCTGGCATACTTTGATATATATACATATCAAGGCATGACACCTGAACTTGATTCAACTATCAACGGATGGGATATGAAAAAGAAAAGAACAACCATTGTCAAGAGGGTGTTTTCTTCCGGCAGTCTGCAGGCATATTATATATGGA